CGCAGAGGAACGGCTAGGGCTGTACCGGGAAACTGGCAATACGGAATGGCTGGTTGACCTCGCCAACTTTGCCATGATCGAGTATATGCACCCCAGCCACCCGCAGGCCCATTTCCGGGCAACAGGCAGCGATGAAAGCCCAGGCCTTAAAAACGGGATAAGCTATAAAGAGCTGATGGAGGAGGGAGAAACATGATTGACTACAAGCGCATCTGCATTGACGAGCTGAAATGCCACAGCTATAAGCTCCGGTCGTTGGAAAGCCTGCCGGAAGAAATCCGCCGCTACAATGAGCAGATGGACGGCATCCGGTCTGCTACCAGCGATGCTACACCAGTAAAGGGCGGTGGCTGCGGCCGGGAAGATCATTTGATTAACGCAATCTCCCGCCGGGATGCGCTCTCGGCAAACCTTGCGGTAGTCAAGTGGCAGACCTCCCAGGTTGAGAAAGGACTGGCCTGCCTGACGGGAAAGCAGCGGCGCATCCTTGAGTTGTTCTACATCCGCCGGGAATACGGCTACATACAGAGACTTTGCCAGGAGTTCAATGAGAGTGAACGAGAGGTGTACCGGGATAAGGACGAAGCGCTGATGAAATATGCCCTTTGCCGGTATGGGTTGACGGAGCTGTAAAGATGGCAGAAACATGGCAGAAATAAGATGAATATACGGTGTATACTGATAGTGTGGTAAAACACAAAATTCCCTTGACATTCCTCCTGATGGGGAGCCGGGCCCCTAATCCCGGCAATCTGCTCCCGTAGCTCAATGGTAGAGCGGCTGCCTTGTAAGCAGCGGGTTATAGGTTCAATCCCTATCGGGTGCTCCACCTTCATGTTTTACCTCCTTTTTACGGTGTCGCCGATGCCCCGTTATCCCATCGGCCGAAGATACATGACCTTCGTAAAAAAGGTGCCGCGCTGGCAGACCGCAAGTTCGCAATAGTCTGCCTTACCAAAAGCAGTCAGAGAGTACCGAAAGGCGCTCTCTTTCTTTATGCCATAAAGGAGGGGATACCTATGGATTTAATAGTCCGCAAAATCCCGCAGAGCGACACCATCAAGGTATATCCGGTATCTGATGTGCATTTGGGCAGCATTCTACATGATAAAGAGGGCTGGCAAGCATTCTGCCGCCGGGTAGAGCGGGAGGATGCTTATCTCATCCTTGGCGGCGATCTCATCAACAACAATACCCGGAACGCGGTGGGAAGCCCCTTTGAGGATTATATCCGACCGCGGGAGCAGAAAAAGATGATGGTGGAAATGCTAACGCCCATCAAGGATAAGATACTCTGCGCGGTATCCGGTAACCACGAAGCGAGGACAGCCAGGGACACCGACCAAGACATTATGGGCGATATCATGTGCAAGCTGGACATGGAGGACTACTACGCCGAGGATATAGCATTCCTCAAACTGGAGATTGGGCGCAGGGTAACAAGAGATATCCCTATCACCAGCTATACGATGGCTGTTACCCATGGCTCCGGAGGCGGCATTTACACCGGTGCAACGGTCAACCGCAATGAGCGCTTCGGCTACACCATAGAGGGCATTGACGCTCTGATCGTTGGCCATACCCACAAAGGCACCATCAGTAAGCCTAAAAAGATCGTGGTGGACAGTAACAACAATGTTATCCGTACCAAGCAGCTGGTAGTGGTTAGCTGTACCGCATGGCAGCAGTATGGAGGCTACGCAGCCCGGAAGATGCTGCTGCCCAGCAGCGAGAGCGACCATGAGCAGCCACAGACGCTCCTGCTGTGCGGGAACAAGACAGGCACTAAGCGGATAACCACGGTGTGGTAACAATAATTGGTAGCCCGGCATAGTAGACACCGGGAGGGACAGGGCGGGAAGAATTTTGAAAGGAGGTGCCGAAGATGGCAGGTAACAGCGAAAAGAACAGCAAGACATGGGGCAAGCCGTTTGAAAAAGGGAAAAGCGGAAATCCGAGTGGCAGACCGAAAATCCCCGAAGACGCCAGAGCGATGCTAAAAGCGGCGACTCCTGCGGCAGTTAAGCTGCTGGTGGATACCCTAAACAACACAAATGAGAAAACAGAAACGCGGGTAAAGTGCGCAGAAACCGTACTTGATCGCGTATACGGCAAGGCTAATCAGCCGATTGATCTGGGTGGCGAGATACCAAAAATCGAGATCGTGCTGGGCAATGGCAAGGAGTACGCCAAATGACGGTCAATTTAGGCACACCGAATCCCAAGCAGGAGCAGTTTTTGCTGTCGGAAAAGCGCAGAGTATGCTACGGCGGCGCCAGAGGCGGCGGTAAGAGCTGGGTGGTGCGAGCAAAGGCAACCATGCTTGCCGTTAATTATAGCGGCATCAAGATACTGATCCTGCGCCGCACATATGCCGACCTGTGGCAAAACCATGTGTTGGAACTGCGGAAGGTGCTGGAACCCGATATAGCAACCTATCGGGACTCGGAAAAGGCGATGATATTTCCAAACGGCAGTCGGATCCGTTTTGGATACTGCTCGGCCGAGGCCGATGTGCTGCAGTATCAGGGGCAGGAGTATGACATAATTTTTATCGATGAGGCTACGCAGTTTACGGAGTATATGTATAACTGCCTTGTGGCCAGTAACCGTGGCGCCAACGATTTTCCGCATAGGATGTACCTGACCTGCAACCCCGGCGGAGTCGGCCATGCGTGGGTCAAGCGCCTGTTTGTAGACCGTGACTACACGGCATCGGAAAACCCCAATGACTACGAGTTTATAGCCGCAAAGGTGTACGACAACAAGGTTTTGGTTGATAAGGACCCAGACTATGTTCGGATGCTGGAGACCCTACCGGAGGATATGCGGAGAGCATGGCTGGATGGCGACTGGAATGTGTTTGCAGGTCAGTATTTTGCAGAGTGGCGAGACGACATCCATGTGATAGACCCCATCGAGATACCTGACTGGTGGAGACGCTACTTTGCCATGGACTACGGCTTGGATATGCTGGCCGGATACTGGATCGCCATTGACGGCGAGGGTAACGGCTATGTGTACCGAGAGATATACGAGTCGGGGCTGATTGCATCGGATGCCGCCATGCGGATCAAGGAGGCCAACGGGGACGATAAGATCGAGCAATGGCTTGCACCGCCCGACCTGTGGAACAGGCGTAATGACACAGGCCGCAGCGTGGCAGATATATTTATGGAGCAGGACATCCCGCTGGTTAAAGTGGACAACGACCGCATCAACGGCTGGCAGGATGTACACGAGTGGCTCAAGCCGAGGGACAGCAGAGATATCATAACCGGCGACAAGACGAGGATAGCAGGGCTTCGGTTTTTCCGCAACTGTAAGCAGGTCATTAGATGCCTGCCGATGGTCCAGTATGATGACCACAAGCCTAACGATGTAGCGACAGAGCCGCACGAGCTGACCCATGCTCCAGATGCAATCAGGTATTTTTGCAGCGGGAGACCGTATGCGGGCCAGCCGCCGGTTACAAAGTACAAGCTGCCGCCGGAGCTGCGGCAGCCAGAAGAACAAGGAGGGTATCAGGTATGGTAAGACGATGGCTCAAACGCCTGATCCTGTGGGCGTTAGGGGACGACCAGACGGCACAGGAGCAATATGCAACAAAGATATTCAACGAGTGGCTTAACGGCCCGGAGGATTGATATGAGTGATGTAACCCTGTGGACGCTATACCAAGAGGGTGTTGCGTACCACAACAAGATGGGCTTTAGCACCAAATTCCCGACCTTTGTGCGATTTAAGGAGGGCGACCAGTGGCCGCAAGCGACAGAGCGCACCAAAAATCTGCCGAGGCCCGTCCTTAACATCGTTGAGATGATAGTGCGTAGCAAGCGTTCGAGTGTGCTGGATCAGCCCGTTAGCATCGTCTACAAGCAAGGCAGCGCCATCGGTGACGAGATCCTTGACCAAATGCATCAGGACGCCGCCGAGAACTGCACCGAGTACGCACGGACGATCTGGGACAGAGCCGACATGGACAAACTGTGCAACGAGGCGTGTGACGATGCAGCGACCAACGGCACAGGTATATGGCACTTTTACTGGGATACCAGCGTTAAAGGCGACAAATATGTAGGGGAGCTTCGTGGGGAAACCGTGGACGCTCTCAATTTCTTTGTAGCCAACCCGCAGCTCCGGGATGTGCAGAAGCAGGACTACCTCATCATCGCCCAGCGGCTCAAACTGGGCGCTGTACGCAAGATGGCCAAGGACAGGGGATTGCCTGCGGAAAAGGTGGCAAACATCTGTCCCGATGAATTCGAGGACGCAAGCACCTATCAAGCCGAGAGAATCGAGCTGGACGGAAAGGAAAACGAAAAGGTAACGGTGCTGACCAAGTATTACCGCAAGAACGGTGAGGTCGTATTTGACAAAGCGACCCGAAGCGTGGAGATATGCAAAGCAGTCCCGCTTACCCCGCAGGGCAGCCCAACCCGCATCAAGCTGTACCCTGTGGCGGCGCTCAACTGGAAACTGCGTAAAGCCTGTTTTTACGGCATCGGCGAAATCGAGGGGCTTATCCCCAACCAAAAGCTCATCAACTTTATGTACGGAATGCAGGCGCTGGCCATCCAGCAGATGGGCTTCCCGAAGATCGTGGCAAAGCCGGGTGCTATCAGACAGCCGCTGACCAACGAGCCGGGGGAAATCGTCACCGACTACTCCAACGGTGGGATATCGTACCTGCAGCCTCCGGCGTTTTCGTCTGCTGCTACGCAGGTCAGCAACGACATGATCGACCTGACCCGCGTAGTAACAGGCACGACCGAGGTAACGACCGGCGAGTCCTTGGGTGCAAACATGGCAGCATCCGCAATCATCGCTTTGCAGAACCAAGCGCAGACCCCTGTCAACGAGATCCAGCGCAGATACTGGCACGCAGTTAAGGAGATCGGGCGCATTTGGATGGAGTTTTTCAAGACCTACTGCTCCGACAAGCGGGAAATCGTCATTGAAATGGGGGACGAGGTATCCGGCAGAGCATTTACGGGTACAGACTACGCCATGTACGACTTTGACCTACAGGTGGATGTAGGAGCCTCCTCCGAGTATTCTGCGGTGCTGGCACAGGCCACACTGGATAAGATGCTCGACCGGGGAGATATCACAATCGACCAGTACATCGAGCTGTCCGACCCGAATGTAGCTCCATTCAAGGAGAAGTTCAAGCGAATGAGGGAAACCCAGCCGCAAGCGGTGGGCATGCCTGGCGTTCCGGAGGAAGAAGTGAACGGCGTACAGAGCGTTTCCGGCATTGGCGGAGTTCCGCTGCCGGATGTGCCGAAGGCCCCGACCCCGTTAGACAAGTTCACAGGAGGTGGCAACAATGCTGTGCCCAAACTGTAAGGCAGAGATGCGGATCACAGGCAAATACCTATCCTTTACCGGGGACAAATCCCCTGATACCGAGACCAAGGCATTTATAAAGCTGCAATTGGAGTGCAAGAACCCCAAATGCACCAACAGGACACCGACCTATGTGACCAACCCCTTTGAGGGATAACCAATTTTTAAGTGGCTGCTAAACGGAACAAACCGAACCTCGCCACAGAAAGGAAATTATGGACGAAGAAATCATGACTGCTGCCAATGAAGATATCGAAGAAGATATCGACTCCTCTCCCGCAGTAGAGGAAACCGAGCCTGTCGAGCAGGAAGAACCTGCGGTACAGGAAGAACCGACCGAGACACAGCGTGTGTCACGGAGAATCAAAGAAGCATCCCAAAAGAGCGTGGACGACTTTATCCGCAGCATGGGTCTGACCAATCATTATGACAATGACAGACCCATCACCACAAAGGCGGAGTACGAAGCCTTTGTTGCGATGCAGCGGCTGGACGAGGACGGCCAAACCGACCCCGTATCAGCTTACCGAAATCAATCCTTGGAAGCGGAGATTACCCGTTTGCGGAGCAATGAGCGCATGAGAGAGCTGGAGGCTGACCCTGTAAGAGGGCAGACATTCACGAAGCTAAAGGACCAAGTGGTTGAATTGATGGACTACTGCACCCAGCAGGGGACGCCCTGCAGCGTGGATGCAGCGTTCAACACAATTTTGGCGAACAGCTATTTTGACCTCGCCAACGATGCTGCAAACAAGGCAAAGGAAGACACGCTCCGAAGAATCAACAACAACGCACAAGCATCTCCCGGAGCATTGACGGGCGAAAGCCCCGAAACCGAAGCCGACTACATGAAGATGTCGGACAAAGACTTTGAAAAGCTGTATCAAGCTGCACTCCGGGGGGAATTAAAAAATTAAGGAGTGTATAAAACTATGGCAACTACTACCCAGACTTACGGTAATCTTACCGCTGAACAGAAAACCTTTTACGACCGCACCCTGCTGTCCCGGCTGCTGCCCAACCTGACCTTCCTCAAGTACGGTCAGAAGCGCCCCATGCCGAAGAACGAGGGTGACACCATCAACTTCCGCCGCTTCAACTCCCTTGATGTCCCTGCGGCATCCCTGACCGAGGGCGTGACCCCTGACGGCGACAACCTGTCCATCACCGCTGTGACCGCTACCGTGGCGCAGGAGGGCAACTGGGTCCGCCTGTCTGACAAGATCAGCATGGTCGGCATCGACCCCGTCCTGACGGAGTCCGCTGCGCTGATGGGCGAAAACGCCGCCAAGACCATGGAGACCCGCTGCGCGGATGTTATCTTCAAGGGTACTTCCCAGCAGTTTGCTGGCGGCGCTGCTTCCGCTGCCGCTATCGCCGCCGGTAAGGTGGTAAACAGCGAAGAGATCAAGAAAGCGGTGCGCACCCTGCGCAACAACAACGCCGAGCCCCTGGAGGGCGGCTATTACATCGGCTTCTGCGATCCCAGTGTAGCATACGACCTGCAGAACGACAGCCTGTGGCAGGATATCTCCAAGTACAATGGTGCAGAGAACATCATGAAGGGCGAGATCGGCCGTATCCATGGGGTTCGTTTTATTTTGACCACCATGTGCCCCACCGATGCAACGACCGCTACTGCGGGTACCCTGCATAAGACCCTTATCGTAGGCAAGGACGCTTACGGCGTGGTCGATGTGAACGGCTCCTCCAAGCCTGAAATCATCATCAAGCCCACCGGCTCCGCCGGTACTGAGGACCCCCTGAACCAGCGCGCGAGTGTCGGCTGGAAAGCGATGGCAGTTACTGTCCGTCTGCAGGAGCTGGCGATGGTCTGCATTCAGTCCATGGCTTCTGCCTAACCAAATACAAGGGAGGGGGTAACGCCCCTCCCTTCTTTTACAGAAAGGATTTAACATGGCTAAAGAGATTAAGAACCCCGACATGGTCGGAGAGATCGTAGAAAAAGCGACCGGCGAGGAACTCGCCAAGGGCAAGAAGGTACGCATCCGGCTGCCGAAGGACAAGCTGAACAAGGAAGATGTCGTAGTGCCTGTGTGCATCAACGGCTACACCTATCAGATCAAGCGTGGCGAATGGGTGGATGTACCCGAAGAAGTCGCCCGCATCCTTGAAGAAGCAGGGTACATGGGGTGATTGAATGAACAAGAACGATGCCATCAACGGTGCGCTGCGGTGGATAGATGAAGCCACCGTAAACGGCGCTGCCGCAAGCAACGGATTTATAGCCGACTACAAGGACAGAATGGAGCACCTGCTGGACGGTGCTGTTGCAATGGTGGAATCGCAGTTCCCGCTGATCGAATCCATCAGCATCGTTCAGAACATGCCTCGGTGCATGGAGGGCTCCCATTTTGAAGCTAAGACGGTTTATCCCGGTGATACCTACGAGTTTACCAACAGTGATGCAAAAGCCTACACGCTTGAAATTTGCGGTGTTCTAACAGCGACTATCGATGGGGCCCGGCGGCAGATTACCGCTCCTGAATTCCAGCGGCTTTCCGGCAGCTTTAACGGCAGTATCAAGTTGGAATCGCAGTACCCATTCCAGGTAAGAAACGCTGCGTTTTATGCATTCCCGCTGGTAGAAATCCCGGAGCACATAGCATGGGTGCCGTATGAGCTGCCCCAGCAGATGAACGGCATGGTGAAAATTCTTTTCTCCGGTGACGGCGTGGCCTTCCGCGACTTTTCCGACTACCGGCGGCTGGATGAATACCATATTGCGATCCCGTACCATTACAGCGGGCAGTTCGATATCCAGTGTAAGCACCGGCACGCCACACTTGCAGGCGCTTCCGGTGCGACCGAGATAGAGGTGGAGCCCAAGGCGGTTCCGCTGATTCCGCTTCGGCTGGCCATTGATGCCACAAGCGGCATTGATGAAACACTGGCGCTGAATCAGTTCCTCACCGGACGCTTTGCAGAGATGGTAGGCGCTATGACGGACGAGGACACCGAGAAACACCAAGTAATTGAAACCGTATTTATGATGTAAGGAGGGGAGCAAATGAGATATTCCCCGGCAAAACTCCCCAGCGCTGATGTGGCAAAGACCAATGCCATGGTCATTAACGACTTTTATGGCTGCGACTTTTCCAGCGGCGCGACCAATATCGACCCAAGAAGAAGCCCCAACTGCGAGAACATGATCCGTTCCTCCCCCGGCCGCGTGAGAAAGCGCCTTGGCTTTGCCAAAACGGCGGTATACAATGGCCGTATCAATGGTCGGTTCTCTCTGGATGGGACAGATATTATCCATGCGGGCACGAAACTGTATGCAGGCGATACGCTGATCTCTTCCGCCATGAACGATGCCTTTTCGGTTGGCAAGAACTTCGATAAAGCGCTGTACCTGCTGGATGGAGCACACTACTACAAGGTAACGCACAGTGACGGCACCTTTACCGTGGCTAATGTATCGGACAGCGCCTATGTGCCGCGCATCGTTATCAATAAAAATCCGGATGGTACCGGCGGAACAACTTATGAGGATATCAACCTCATGTCGGATAAGTGGACGGAATCTTTCTATGTAGGAGATAAGACCGCAGCAGCAACAGTATTTCAACTTTCCCTTGAAAATTTGGATACAACACCTGTAACGGCAAAGGTATTGCAAGCTGACGGTTCCTTCGTAGACAAGGTGGAGACTACAGACTTTACTGTAAACCGCACCAGCGGCACCGTGACATTCGTAGCCGCTCCGGGTAAATCCCCTTTGGAGGGCGCGGACAATGTATATATCACTGCATCCAAGGACAGGAGCGAGAGCCGCAGCCGCATTACGAACTGCGATACCTGTATCGTGTATGGCGAGACGGGCACCCGGCTATTTGTGACCGGCGATCCGAACTTTAAGAACAGGGATTTTTGGTCGGCGCAGAATGATTTTTCCTATTTTTCCGATCTATCCTATTCGATACTGGGCGAGGACAGCGAGCGCATTGTAGGGTATTCCATCGTGGGCGACAGGATAGCGGCCCACAAGAGCGGAACCACCGGCGCGGTGTATGTGCGCACCGGCTCCACGGTAACGGAGACTGATGATCTCGGCAACAGCGTTGAGACCTTTGCATTTAAGACCGGAAATGTAATCACCGGACACGGCGCAATCGCTCCGCACAGCTTTGTGCCGACCGATAACGAGCCTCTGTTCCTTTCCTCCACCGGCATCTTCGCACTGACTGCTTCCGATGTGACAGGCGAGCGCTATGTGCAGAGCCGCAGCTTTTATATCAATCCGAAGCTGCTTTCGGAAAGCAATATCGCCGATGCCTACGCCTGCATCCACAAGGACTTTTATTTCATTGCGGCCGGTGCTGGCGTGTATGTGCTTGACCTGCTGCAAAAGCACTACGAGGATGGGGAGCCGTATTCCAACTACCAGTACGAGTGCTTTTATCTGACCGGAATACCCGCAAGGGTGATCTGGGATGATAACGGCGAACTGTTCTTTGGTACGGCGGACGGCAAAGTATGCAAATTCAATACCGATGAGACCGCTCCCAACTCCTACAACGACACGATGGACGGGGAGACATACACACCAGTAGGGTGCCAGTGGGAAACCCCAGATATCGATGGCAAGACCTTTTACTCCAGCAAACACTTCCGTTACCTTGCGTGCAGGCTGTCTGCGTTCGTTCGGACGAGCGTAAACGCCTCTGCGATGTGCAGCGGCAAGTGGATCTCCATTCTGACTGATGCGAGAACTGCCCGCTTCTTCTCATGGGAGAATATAGACTGGTCGAAATGGACATGGAGTACCGATGCAACTCCGAAGGTGCTGGGCCGAAAGCTGGATATGCGCAACCTTGATAAAGTGCGGTTCCGCTTCTCCAATGGCAATGCGGAGCCTTTCGGGATTGAGAACATCGCAGTAGAGTACCGAGAAACGAGAAAGTACAGGGGGTAAGCTATGTTTGAAAAGATCAAAGCATCCGACGGCAATCCCTATACCCCGGATGCAGTATTTACCGATAGTGACGGCAACAGGGTTGGGGTAATCGGGCAGGACACAACCCCGAACCTTTCCGTCAGTGAAATGCAATTCTCCGTAGAGGCTGTGGTGCGTGAGGTTGTAATCCCTGCGTATAACAGCCTTGTTGATGCCCTGAACGCACTGGCGGCTGCCAGCAATATGGGCGCAGCAGATATTAATGGTGATGCCAGTACCGTACAGGCGGAGCTGGCCAAGCGCATCATCACCGGCAATGTGAAATACATCCGGTTGAACAGCGACAAGGTGCTGGAAACCAGCAATGACGGCGAGACATGGGAAGCCACCGGGTCTTCCGGCCACATCATCATAGCGCCGGATGGCACAGTAGCGCCGCAGCGCAGCCGCCTGAAATTCGCCAATGGCACAGTAACCGATGATGGTTCCGAAACCATTGTTACCGGCCTGAAAGGCGATACCGGCCCGCAGGGCGAGAAAGGCGACACAGGCGAGCAGGGGCCGAAGGGTGACCAGGGCCTGACAGGCCCCGTTATTGTTCCCTCTGTAGATGCCAGCGGCGTTATGTCCTTCACCATTCAGGATACCGCCATTGCCCCGCAGGCCGTCAGCGTGAGAGGCCCGCAGGGCCCGCAGGGCGTACAGGGCGAGCAGGGCGCACAGGGTACGAGAGGCCCGCAAGGCTTACAGGGCGTACAGGGCATCCAAGGCCCCAAGGGCGAAACAGGCGAACAGGGCCCTGCCGGTGCTACCGGAGCCACAGGAGCAACTGGCCCTAAAGGTGATAAAGGCGATACTGGCCCCAAGGGTGATACCGGTGCAACCGGTGCCCGTGGTGCAACAGGCGCAACCGGCGCACAAGGCCCGGCTGGCCCCGCAGGCCCCAAGGGTGAACAGGGCGATACCGGAGCCACAGGCGCAACCGGTGCGACAGGTGCGACAGGTGCAGAAGGCCCTGCTGGCCCTCGTGGCTTAAAGGGCGAAAAGGGAGACAAAGGCGACACCGGTGCTACAGGTGCAACGGGCGCAACTGGTGCGCAGGGGCCTATGGGACCGCAAGGCCCGACAGGCCCTGCCGGTAAAGATGGAACCAGCCTGTATATCGAGGACAGCTATCCTACACTGGCAGCGCTGAGAAACGCGATCCCCGCCGGGAACAACAAGATGTACTATGTGCAGGAGGACGGCGAGTGCTACATCTGGAGCGAGACAGCCAATGACTGGGTAAGCGTTGGCGCATTGCAAGGCCCCATCGGACCGCAAGGCCCGCAAGGCGTACAGGGGCCACAAGGCGAGCAAGGCCCAGCTGGCGCTACCGGTGCTACTGGCGCTGCGGGGGAACAAGGCCCGCAGGGTGAGAAAGGCGACAAAGGGGACACTGGCGAGCAAGGCCCCACAGGCGCTACTGGCGCAACAGGTGCGACAGGCCCGCAAGGCCCAGCTGGTCCCGCCGGCGCAGACGGCGCAGCCGCTACTATTAAAATTGGTACAGTAACCTCCGGCGCTGCTGCTTCCGTCACCAACAGCGGCACTACCTCCGCTGCGGTTTTCGATTTTGTACTCCCAAAAGGTGACAAAGGCGAAAAGGGCGATACCGGCGCAACAGGCCAACAGGGTGAGACTGGCGCTACCGGCCCGGCTGGTGCTACCGGCGCTACAGGCCCCCAAGGTGAGCAGGGTATTCAGGGCATTCAAGGCCCCGTTGGCCCGCAGGGCGAACAAGGCCCCGCAGGCGTAGCCGGAGCCGATGGTAAATCCGCCTATCAGACCGCCGTAGAGGGCGGTTATTCCGGTACGGAAACAGCGTTCAATGCGGCGCTGGCGGATGTGCCAGGCCATATCGCAAGCAAGGCCAACCCCCACGAAGTAACCAAAACGCAAGTTGGCCTTAGCAATGTGGACAATGTGAAGCAGGCCCCCTATACCCATGTTTCCGATAAGGCTAACCCACATGGCGTGACCAAAGCTCAGGTCGGACTTGGAAATGTAGATAACACCAGCGATATCAATAAGCCTGTTTCCACCGCCCAGCAGGCTGCCATAAATGCTTGCAAGGTCAAGCGAGCTTCGGTCACTTTACCGACTGCATCTTGGAGCAACCTTTCGCAGACGGTAACCATCAGCGGCATCACCGTCAACAGCAAAGTAGACATCCAAATGGATGCAACAGCCCTTGGCGTACTTATCGACAGCGGCACCAGCGCTATGTGGATTGAAAACAACAATGGCACCCTTACCGCAAAAGCGATGGGAGAGAAGCCCAATGCCAATCTTTCTGTTCAGGTGACCATCACGGAGGTATCTGCATGAGCGTAATTTACGGCAATCCCATTACATTGGGAGGTGGTGGTGGAGCCGAGTTAAACATAGACTATGGCTCTACCCCTCCCACAGACACAAGTAAACTGTGGGTACCTCTGGCAAAGAAACCCAATTCAGTTGAGTGCAGTCCTGTGCTGAATTACGGCGCAAATACTATTGAACTGAAATCGACTATACCGGCAAACCAAGTTGGGTATCCTGCTGTTGCTCGTGTCGGCAGGAAGATTTACATTTTGGGCGGAAGCTCAAGTACAGCTACAGGTAACATGGTGAAAAACATTTCCATATACGATATCGACAGTGGGGAAATATCTACACTATCTACCACTTTATCTGTCAGTAGAATGCAGGCATACTGCGCTGCAGTGAACAGTAAAATATATCTCATTGGTGGACTTACACCTTCTGCGTCACCGTCCAATACTATTGAGGCATTTGACCCTGCAACAAACGCAATTACTGCTTGTACAAATCTGCCAACAGCGTTCAGAACAATGAATAGCAATTCATGTGTAGTGGTAGGAAGTAAAATTTACATCATGGGATACTTATCCGGAAGTGGATACAATTTGTCTATCCTGTACTACGACACAGAGAGTGATACTGTTGTTGACACGGGTAAAAAAGCCATTACCTGTAATGCAGCTTGCGTTTACGTAAACGGCAAGATTTATGGATTTGGTGGGGTAAACTCAAGTGGTAATCTCTTTGGAAAGTATTGGAGTTTTGATCCTGTTACCCTTGAAGTCACAACTATTGGAACTTACAATTATAACAATATGAGTGCAGCGTCTGTTAACAACGAAAAAATACACCTATTCCAAGGGTATGACAGCAGCTACAACTTGTATAACACTATACAAGTGTACGATGTGAACGCAAACACATTCCAAACTCTTTCGATTACAACAAACGAAAAACTTGGTAATAGACATATGGTTACAGATGGCTTGGACATTTATGTTATCGGTGGGGATTATGCGTCAACTAAGACGCCTGCAAATAGTATAGAAAAGTTTTCTTCAAACACAGCTTTGCAGTCCAATCGCTTGTTTTTGCAGGCGGATTTCGGTACGTCTAACCCATTTCCCATTATAAATGACACAAAGGTGAAGATAACAACATATCTGCGCAATGCCTATCTTGGTGATAGTAGCAACATTGCTCAGCCGACTAACGCTTATCTGTACGATACAGCAACAAACCAGTGGAAGTCTCTTAATGGCGAAAGTTATGTAGCCGACATGTTGAATGCCTTGAATGTTATGGGGGTGAACTAAGTGGGCTATTACACTGAAAAAGCTAAAGAAGTAAAAGCAAAGCAGGATGCAGAGCTGGAACAGCTGAAAGCAGCTCTTCAAACCCTTGGCGTAGAAACCGAAGAAAAGGAGGAAATAGCCAATGCGGAATGACATCTTAGAGCAGGCGCAGGAAATCCGGACGAGCATTGACGGCGTGACCGGCACCATGTCGGACGCTGATGCAGCAAAGAACCCTATGTTGTTCCTGCCATGGGAAACTGATACCAAGTATGCGGTGGGAGACCGCAGACGACACGATGGCAAGGTATACAAGTGCTTGCAGGCCCACACCTCACAAGCGGACTGGGAACCCCAGGCTGTTCCTGCTCTGTGGGTAGTCGTCAATGTCAGTTCTCCCGGCACGATTGATGACCCAATCCAGGCATCGAGGGGCATGGAGTACGAGTACGGAAAGTACTACCTTGACCCGGAGGATGGGAAAACCTACCTCTTCAAGCGCTTGAATGAGACCGGAACCATCGTGCTGTATTACCTGCCGCATGAGCTTATAGGGCAGTATTTTGAGGAGGCATAACCCATGGAAATTGCACTGGCCCTCCTCGGCTCCGGCGCATTGGCTACCGTCATTAGCTGGCTGCTGCATCGTATTGACCGCAAGCAGGACAAGCAGGATCAGATTATCTCCGGTATGGCAGCCTTGGACAATAAGCTGCAACAGCATATTGATTCTGACGAACGCTACCGGACAGATATGTGCCGCATCCGCATCCTGCGCTTTTCGGACGAGCTGCGCCGTGGGGTGAACCACAGCGAAGAATCCTTCAACAATGTGCTGGAGGATATCGACAACTACACAGAGTACTGTGTGGAGCACGAAGATGTCTACATCAATTCCAAAGCGGATGCAGCGATCCGCAACATTAAGAGCGTCCACGACCGCTGTATTCGTGGCGAACTCAAATTCCTTTAAGGAGGACATAAAATGAACGAATTTGTAACTTGGACTTCCCTTGGTACTTACGCAGGCGCTGTAATGATGGTCACCATCATCACCCAGTTTTTGAAGCAGACCCCCCTGCGGAACATCAACACTAACCTCTTGGCCTATATCGTGTCCGCACTTATCCTCGTGGGCGCAGAAGCGTTTACGGGGGCCGAGCTGACGGTGCAGGGCGTTATCCTGTGCCTGCTCAATGCGGTTATCGTGGCTTTGGCTGCCGGTGGTACTTATGATGCTGCTACGACCGGCATGGTCAAAAAGGCCAAAGAGGAGGAATTCCCTCTTGAGGAGGTGGTGAAAGATGCCTAAAGTGTATCTTTCCCCCGAACGCAGACCGGCTCCCCATGCTCCGTACTACGGCTTCCCCGGCGTGTACGAGCATGATGTGTGTGTAGAGATCGGCGCTTATTGCGCCGATGCTCTCACCCGCTGCGGCTTTGATGTGATGGTTGCATCTCCCGATAAGACCATGCAGGAGCGTGTCGCCGAAAGTATCGCTTGGAGATCAGATCTCCACATGCCCATTCATACCAACGCCAGCTCTGCCACGCTGAAAGAGGGGTCCGCGCAAGGCCCGACCGTCCTGCGCTATGGTAAGGTTGGTGGAGTCAGCGATAGAGCTTGCCAGATGGTCTACCGGCGTTTGATGGAAATTTACCCTCGGAACACCCACCGAGGGGTCTATCAGAAGGACGAGTTTTATGAGATCGGCAGAACCCCTATGCTTTCGATCTATCCCGAAATCGCATTCCATGACAATGGACAAGATGCCATTTGGATCGTGCAAAACAAAAAGCGCATTGCCGAGGCGCTCTGCAAAGGCGTGTGCGACTGGTTCAGCGTGACCTACAAGGAAGAAGAAAAGCCACAGACCGACTATGACAAACTGCTTGCCGAGCTGGAGGAAGTCAAAGAAAAATACAGAACCGAACACGCATCAGCTCAGGCGTTGCGGGGAAGAATTTTATCCGCCATCGAACAATACGATACGGCGGCGAAGGAGGGGTAAATTTGGCACTGAAAAATAATATGGTCCTTGTAAACGATGGTGGCAGCACCAAAAAAGACCCTTACGCCGCAGCGAAAGAGCGAGGGCAAGCCCACCAGAAGTTAAGAGAGGAAAAGTCAAGGCGAGCTAACGAGGCGGGCAGCGTTCTTGGAATTTCCGGAGCTGACTTATCGAAAACGTGGGGCGGCTATAACGATAAACTTGCCGCACTGGAGGATGCCGCCGGTGCCTATGGGAGCCGTAGCAACACCCCGTATTCCTACCAGGACGCAAGCGAACGGAACAGCTACCTCGCTTCGCTGAAAGCCCAGCTCGATGCACAGACTGCGGCATACGACCAGCTCCTTGCATACAACCAGCAGATGTATGACGAGCAAAAGAAACTGGCGGCGCAGAACCGTGAGGACAATGCTCGCAGAGCGTACATCGCCAAGGAGATGGCACTCAAGAATATGCCGGGGCAGCTTGCTCGTGAAGGCATCAACGGTGGCCTTGCAGAAACATCCTATGTCAAGCTGAACAACCGATACAACCGCAGCCTTGCCGATGCGGATAACGCCTATTCCGATGCGGTGAATCAGGCATACCTTGACATGATTCAGGCGAACCGTGAGCCGCAGACCGGAAAGATGAACGCACAGGCCAGTTACTCCGCAGGGGTTGCAAAAGCCCCCGGCGTTAAGACCATAACCGGCAAAAAGGTAACCGACACGGGCGACATTAGGGCGTTTGCACAGGCAATGGCAAAACTCGGATACACGAGTGAGCAGGCAGCCGACATTTGGAACCGCCGCTATGGATAAGGAGGGCAAAATGGGGAAGGTAACAGCCGAAGAAATGCAGGGCCTAATGTACGGAAATTCCAACAATACCGCACGCAGCGGTGGCAGCTCTCCGAAAAAGGTTTCTGCAAGCGACATGGAAAACTTAATGGCCCCATACCGCTCGCAGGAGATTAAGCACACTGTTTTTTCTCCCGGCACGCAGCCTGCACGGGCTGCCTCTGCTGGGGCTTCTTCTCGTAAGCAGAGCGATATCATGAAGGAACAGCTGGACGCTATCAAAGCGCAGCGTGACGATGCGGCTATTAAGGCTGGCGCATATCGGCGTGCCGGGAACTTGACGGAGCAAGCCAAGGAACAGCAGGAAGCCGCCAATAAAGCTGCCATTGAGTACGAGAACGCCTATACCCAGTGGAAGAACCAGCGAAATGCGGAAGCGGTAGAGGACTACAACCCGGACGAGAATAAATTCAAGGCAGTCGATGCTGTCCTTTCTGGCGTGCAGAATGCATTCCAAAGCATGGGGCAGTATGCCGCTGCAGCATCTTCGTATCTTTCTGGTAATCCGGAAGCGCAGGCATGGGAAGCCAAGCGGCTGATGGAAAGCGGCGTAAGCGGTACCGAAGCCGTAAAGCGGGCCGGGCTTGCCGATAAGAGAGAAATCCCCATCACAGACTATAAGACACAGGCAGAACTGCGCCACGAGAAGAATGTAGCCAGCGTTGGTGCTTTTGAGGGCGGAGCGCTGCAGCTGGTCAATACGATCTCGAACATGGTTCCGTCCCTTGTTGCAAACGCGGTCCTCCCCGGCTCCGGTTTGCCCATGATGGCTGCATCTGCCGCAGGCAATAAATATGTGGACGCCTATGAGAAGTACGGGAATACAGATATGGCTTTTGCACTTGGCTCCGCTGCCGGTGCCGCTTCCATGCTTACCGAGCAGCTTGGCGGTGTATATGGCAAAATGGGCGGCACAAAACTTGGGCAAGCCGTATCAAAAAAACTGATGTCCGAAGCCCCCGGACTGTATAGCGTGGCGAATTCTGTGGGCGGCAAGTGGTTGCGTGACGCTATCTCCGAAGGCGTTGAGGAGGGCGCAGAGGACATCGTCAACTACGCCATCGAGAAATCTCTCACAGGCGAAAGCGATGAGATGGACAACTTCGGTTACGATATGCTTCTCGGCGCTCTCGCTGGTGGCGTGTTGGGCGGTGGCAATGCTGCTATGCGCTCCGTCACCTACAACCGCTTAGGCAAGGCTCTGAATGCTTCCCCTGCTGCCGTAGCGCAGCAGGTGCAGGAGGGCATGGAGAAAGGCGCAGGCACCGCACCTGCCATTTATGCGGCGGAAGTGCAAAAGAACCCCAGCAACCAAATGGTGGGCAGACTGTATGAAGCAAACCTCACCTATGATGCCGAGAGCGGCCTTTCCAAAATCCAGAACGATATTACCCAGGTCTCCATCAATGAGATCAAGGCGATGGTCTCCAAAGCGGATGCGCTGGCACAGGCAGCTCAAAAGCTGAATGTGGAAGCTACTCCGCAAGCCGTAGCAACAGCTATTACCGATGTCCAGCGCACACAATCCATTAAAACAGCCGAGGACAGCGTAGAGCAGGCTTTTGCGCCCGCAGTTGATAATCCTGCCAACGCAGGAGAGAAAGCCTACAACAGCGCCCTTGCCGGTGTAGCAGCTAATCAAGGCGTAGCTGCTCGCATCAATAACGACCCTGCCGCAAGACAGGCATTCTCCCAGTTGACCGGCGTACAGTTTACTGGCAACAGCGCGCAGAATATTGCCGCTATCGAAGTGGCTACGCAGAACATTGCGAAGTCCGGTAAACAGGCGATCTCCCAGGCGGAATATGCCCAGCGTGTCGCTGCTGCAGGAGAACAGGCTGCCGCCCAGTTCGATGCCGATATGCAGGCGCAGGCGGAGCAGATGCAGCAGGAATCCCTTGATAGATGGCTTTCCGTTGAGCAAAACACCATTACCGATGTAGACGGCAAGCGCCGTATCAAGGAAATTACCAATACCGATGTGCGCGGCAATACCGAGATCGGCTATAAGAAAGCTGAAATTCTCGGCAGTAAAAAGAAAGCTGTTGCCGAGGTGAATAATGCAGCGAAATACCTTGGCAAGACTATCGTGTGGTTTGAGGGTGCGGTGCAGGTCAATGGGCAGTACCGACTGACCAATGGCTATCGCGCACCGGATGGCACTATTTATGTCAACATCAATTCCCGCGATCCGCTGATGGTTACTTTCGGGCATGAGATGTTTCACGACCTTGTAGCTGATAGCAAGTATTCCGGGCTGATTGATACGCTGGTAGAGAACCCCGACTATGCCGATATGGTAAAGGGCATGATGAATGCCAAAACCGAACTGTACGAGCGCAATGGAATTGAGCTTGACCCGAATGCAGCTGCGGAGGAAGTCGCTGCCGATATCAGCGGTGATCTTTTGGGCAGCCGGGATATGCTTGAGTACATCGGCGCAAGAAATACGGAAGCCGCCACCGGCATTAAAGGTTTCTTGAACCGTATCCTCAAAAAGCTAAAAGGAAAGCCCTCTGCACAGGAAGCCTACAACAGGCTGTCCGAAGCGCAGCGGGCTTTGCTTGATGGGATGGAGGGTAAAGCAGAAACCGGCGTAAATGGGTCGGAATCGTTTTCTCTGATCGATGTTGCGCCTAACGGGGTGGAGATATACGAAACAAGCCTTGCAACACAGCAGCTTTCGGAATCTCAAAAGAAAAAGCAGTATCTCGCCCTTATCAAAAACCAGTACAGAGGGAGAACGGCCCGGCTGGAAAGAAACGGCCATGTCGTTTATGTAAGACCAGACATTCAGGAAGCTGGGAAACCGATATATGGTGACCGGAGATCAACGGCCAATGGCGCAAAAGCACTGCGCAACTCTCTGGCCGATGGCGATGTATTTGATCTGCTGGAGAATGCAGAATACGACCGCAGTAGCAGGGACACGAAGAACCATAAAAATGCGGATTACTTTGATTACTATGTAAAAACGGTTCAGATCGATGGAAAAGTGTATGATCTTGTTGCCGATGTAAAAAGAGCATATGGCAATTCTGATGGTCTTTACTATACGCTGCATTTGGTTGACAACGCAACCAAAAAAGCTGTTGTCTCCCAAAGGCCTCAGACCATCGGCTCTTCCGAACCGATTACTGCCTCTGAAATGGGGAGCAACAGCTTTTCTGCTGACATGGTACCACAATCCGATACCGCTGTCAATAACTATTCTATGCAGAATAGCGCAGAAGATGCAAGCGGGAAACATTCCCTTATAGATATCCCGGCAATGGACAGTACCGGCAGGGAGCTTTCCGCCGAGCAGCGGGAGTATTTCCTCGGCTCCAAAGTCGTTGACACAGAGGGCAGATTGAAACCTGTATATCATGGCAGCCCGGCGGTGTTTACCGAGTTTTCCCCCGATTTCATGTCCCAGCATGGCAGCTCCGAAGGGCAAGGCTTCTATTTCACTGACTACAAGCCGATGGCAGAGGGCTACCAAAAGGATGGCGGACAACTCCTTGAGGGGTATCTTGATATCAAAAAGCCGTTGAGCGATAGCGAGATTACGCTGACAAGGGCAGAAGTAAAAAAACTTTTGCAGGCAGTTGACCCGACCGGCGATGAAGTGCTTGTAAATTACGATCCTGCTGGCGGTATTGGGTACCCTTCAAAAGCATGGTATAACCGGGCGCTGGATGCTACCGTAAAGGCAGCTATGGATTATAGCAGCAGCGACAGCGAAATCCTTGCGGAGATTGCAAACGGTGGAGCAGGCGTCGGCGCTGTTCTTGAGGCAGCACGCAATACGCTTGGTTATGACGGATACATTGTAGATGGCAAATATGATAATGCCACCGTGTATGTGGCGTTTGACAGTAGTCAATTTAAGAACATTGACAATACCTCCCCGACAGAAAGCAAAGACATCCGCTACTCTCTCATGGATATCCCAGCAATGGATAATGAGTATTCCGCAGCGGTAGAAAGCGGGAATATGCAGGAAGCCCAGCGACTTGTTGATGAAGCGGCAAAGGCAGCAGGCTATAACTCAAAACCGCTTTACCACGGTACACATGGGTTTGGCTTCACAAAGATTGATGTATCAAATTCTGACGATAAGATGTCTTTCTTTGCGACCTCCAATCCCGACATGGCGCAGACCTACAGCGGCAAAAAGGGGAATAAGGCTATAAATAATGCGGCAGGGAACACCCGCGCCATGCCTATAGAGGATGTTGTCAATCGGCTTAATGAGGAAGCGAGCAATGATGGGTATGAGGTTGGAAGCTCCTATCGTATTATGAAGCGGGCGGATGTTAAATCGTTCCTTGCAGACCTCGACCGTAGAATTGAAAGCCTTAACGATGTTATAGCCAGAAAGGTCGATGAGTACGCAGATAGGCTTGCGGAGGATTTTAGCCAAAATAATATTACAGCCCATGACACGCTTGTTAGGCTACTGGAAGCTACCGAAAATTACAGATACAGTGGTATGTCAACGCCCCTTTGGATGCTCTCGAAGCATACAGATGTTTTTAGTGAGAGTGAAAAGAAACTGGCTGGAGAGATTGAAGCAGATGTAAGGCTGCGGAATAGGCTTGAGGCAAGAGGGGGATCTGATGATGTCGTTGTAAGAGAAGACCTTGATCGGTATTCGATCAGTGTTATGTCCTTTGCGGAAGCAAGAGAAGAACTTGCTAAATTATCTGCGTCGTGGAACTATTCTTTGCGCGGCAGAACAGACAATTTCCTTGATGTTGACGGAAACAACCATAACTGGAACGAGATATTCACAACCCTTGAGCCAAAGGGCGGCAACAATTTTCTGGCGGAATACAACCAGGACACCGGCTCTGTTATAATGAGCGACAAAGATGGGCGATTTGCAGAAGTTCATGCGAGTACATTATCGGACGCGCTTCCGGGGATGGCGAGAGCCATAACGAAAAAGTTTGGTAGTTATTTTGCACCGCAGATACTTAGCAGCGCCAAAGACCAGCTAAGGAACGGCGCAACTGCGGAGGTCGCAGTAAAGTCGACCGGGAAAATGTCCACGCGAGACATTGCGAAGTTCGCAAAAGAACAAGGCTATCGCGGCGTTAAAATCTCCAACATCTATGATAATGGCGGCGGGGGCAAGGACGCGGGAGCAGGTGATGTTTATATTTTCTTTTACCCAGAAGAAGATGTTAAATCCGCTGACCCTGTTACCTATGATGACGCTGGGAATGTGATCCCCCTCTCCGAGCGTTTCAATAACTCCAACAGTGACATCCGCTATTCCCTCATGGAAGATGCCCAGTACATGGCCGACATTGACAGGGTTGTTTCCGAAGCAACCGAGAAAGCAAACGATGAGCTGAAGGCTGCACAAGCTGAGGTGAAGAACATCCGTCAGCAGCTTGCCGACTATCGCCAGCGGGCAACTGCGGAAGCGAAGATGAATGACCGCTGGCGTGATGCAGAGACGAAACTCCTCACCGAGATAGCAGCGGCTAAAGAGCGAGAGAAGGCAGCAAATGCCCGTGCCGAATTCATGGCGAAGTATGACGCACTTGCCAAGCAATACCGCGCTGACCTGCGGGCTAACAACCAGCAGGCACAGGAAAAGTATAACGAAAAACTGACCGAAGCCAAGGACGAATTCAACCGGCGGAGGACGCAGGACCGCATTGACCGAGTGGTGCGGGAGGATCGGGCAAAGAGCAAAGCCCGATTGAGGACGGCGGAACAGAAATCCACCACTACGGAAGATGTTGCCAAGGTGCTGACCGAAATTCCGAAGAAGGACAAGGAAACCTTTAAGGCAAAAATCGCTGAAAGCTGGAGATCCTTCAAGCGCCAATGGATTAACACCAAGGACGAACTGGAACGATTCGGGAACGAAGTCGGCGACAGCAGAATCATGTATGCAGCAAACAATGTCGGGCAGGCATCTGCGGCGGCGCAGTATTCCATTGGCGGTGCCGGGCAGTATGACCTTAACGGCAAGAAGATCGGCGATAAGAACCTCATGCGGGTATTTGAACCGGCGAAAAAGGCTGGCTTGACCGATGAGTTTTACACCTACCTGCTGCACGAGCACAATGTAGACCGCATGAGTTTACGCGAAAACGCGCAGCGGCAGCTTGCAGAACTTCGGGCGAAACTGAACAGGGAAGTCAACGGCTTTGCGGAAATGACAGATGAGAACATCTCCGCAGCCGCAGGCAAGGATACTGCCCTTACAAAAGCCTACACCGAGGCACAGATTGCCGCCGCCAAGCAATATAAGCGGTTCCAGGCATGGGCTGAAAAGCAATTCGACAAGCCTGTATTCGGCAGCAGCGTGACCGCAGACGATAGCCGTGCCGCTGCGGCTGACCTGCTGGATGCACACCCTGAATTTGAGAAGTGGGCAAAGGATGTGTATGCCTACCTTGACGGATTGATGGAAGTGCGAAAGCAGGGCGGACTCGTGAGCGCTGATATGGCACAGTACATGAAGGAACTGTATCCGCACTATGTTCCCACCTACCGCGATATGCCCAGCACCTCCGGCGGCTACTCCAACCCCAACAGCGTTGCGGTGAACAGCACCATCAAGTCCGCAAAAGGTGGCAACCAGGATATCATGCCGCTGATCGACAGTATTGCCAGGCAGACCTTGCAGACCTTCTCCGCAGCCAAGAAGAACATTCTGGGCAATATGCTGTATGAAGATGCAATGGATACTACCCGTGATATCTCGGAATATATTCAGAGTGTTACAGAGGAAGGCGATCTCGTTGACCTTGATGCGGATTCCGCAGAGAACCTCAAGAACACGCTGCGCATTTGGGTGGATGGCAAACCTGTTACTCTGCACATGAGTGAAGCAATGGCCGATGGGTTTAGACCCATTGAGCAATCCAATTCCTTTGGAATGAAAGCATTGCGCTCCATCAACAGCACATTCAAGAAGCTGGTCACGCAGTGGAACCCTGTATTCATCGTGCGGAATTTCGTTCGTGACGCACAGTCTGCATTGTACTTTACCCATTACAGCAATGCCACATTCATTAAGAACTACGGCAAGGCCGTAAAGGAAATCGCAACGAACGGGAAGTATTGGCAGCTCTATCAGGCAATGGGCGGAAAAGGAACAACCTATTATGATCCAAAGACAGGGCTTTCAGACCGCCATCATTTCAAGAACGGTGCAGTCGATAAAGTGGCTGGTGGGTTGAATAGAGTAATCGACATCCTCTCCTTTGCCAATGAAGCTGTCGAGCAGTACCCTCGCCTTGCTGAATTTATCAGCACGATGGAGGACACAGGCGATGTTCAGCAGGCGCTCTATAACGCAGCAGACATCACAACGAACTTCGGGCGTGGTGGCTTCGCTGCCCGCAAGCTGAATGCGTCCCTTGTGCCGTTCTTCAACCCCGGTATGCAGGGCCTTTCCAAGAACATTCGCAATGTCATTGACCGGCGCGGATGGAAAGAGATTGGACAGCTGATCTCCCGCTTGCTTATCAACGGCGTGGCACCCGGTATCATTATGGGTCTGCTGTATGATGGGCTGAAAGAGGACGATGACTACAAGGAGCTTTCCAACTACATCAAGGATAGCAACATCCTCATCAAAATCGGCGACAATAAGTTTATCAAGGTTCCGATGGGGCGTGAGCCATCCGTCATTACGGCGTTCACTAACCGTATGTGGCGTTGGCTGAAAGGGGAACCTGCGAGCAGCGCGTTTGCCGGTTATCCGTCTTTCGCTATCGAACAGCTTGCACCGAACAACCCGCTGTCCAATAACATCTTCGCCGGTATTACTGCAATGAGTACCAACAAGAACTGGTACGGCGGCGACATCGTATCCAGCTACATGGAGGAAAAACCGGATTATCTGCAGTACGATGAAAGCACCGATGCGTTCTCCATTTGGCTCGGTGAGATTACACGACACGGGAAGAACGGCATCGAGGGGCTTTCCCCGAAGAAGGTCAATTACCTGATCGACCAGTATTCCGGCTTTATTGGCGACTGGTTGCTTCCGGCGCTTTCCAAGAAAGCTGATGTCCCTGCGGTCGTGAAGGCGTTTGTCGTTGATAGCGTCCGGCAGAACCGTCTCGGCAGCGACTTCTATGATGCGCTGGACGAAGCCAAGCAGGTAAAGGAGACCGAGTTTGCGACAGCAGCCGATGATGCAACCTACTCCTACCTGTATAAGCAGAGCAAGGCTGCATCAGAGATCACGAAGCAACTCAAGGAAATCTACAACAGCGGCGAAAAGACCCGCAAGGAGAAGATGAGCGAGGCTCGTGACCTGCTGGAATTACGAAACGAGATTTACAGAAAAGCCCTGTTGACCGTCGGCACCTACGAGGAAACCGCAAAGAGCATCGGAAGTGCAGACAGCGATGTGGTGAAGCGCGAAGCAAACCGCAAGGCGTTCGGCGCGGAATATGCGCTAAAGAACTACAACAAGGATGTCGGAGAAAAGGCAGCCGAGTATGTCGCACAGGGCGTTACCTACGACCAATACTACGCCGCATACTTTGCAGCCCGTGGCATCGTAGGCGACAAGGGCGATAACGGGAAAACAATTTCAGGATCTGCAAGCCGAAAGAAGAAGGCCGCTATCGATAAGGCCGTTCCTGGCGCAAGCACAAAGCAAAAGCACCTTTTGTACGAGGCACTCGGAGTGTCAGAGAAGGTGTGGTAAAGAGATGCCCCCTCCGTAACTGGAGGGGGTATTTTACTGTGCCATTACTGTGCCACATATACGCAAAAAGACCGCAAGAAACAGCAAGATTTGCATAGACTAAAAATGCTGAAAACCCGTATGAACAAAGGAAAAACCCGCATTTCTGCGGGTTTATGATATGGTGGACCCGAAGGGATTCGAACCATAAAAAAACCAAGCAATCAATAGGTGTTCCATATTTACTGTGCCATTTCTGTGCCATTGATTTTCCCCGCAGCAGATTGCAGCGCAGCCTTTCTGATGTGTGTGTAGTTTTCCGTAACGATGTAAGATGAATGCCCCATCAGCTCTGTCATGACCTCTCGTGGGATTCCAAGCTCCGAGCCTTTGGTGGCGTAGTAGTGCCGGAGCTGGTGGAATGTGACTGCGGGCTTGAAGCGATTCTTCCCTCCTGCGCCTTTTATCCATTCTCCCATGCCGTGGGCCTTGCAGAACCTGTCCCATCCTGCATCAACGAGATGCTCGTGCAAGGGCTTCCCATCCGTGGAGAAGATATAATCATTCGGCTTGCCTGGCTTCAGCTTTTCCTTCACGCACAGCGGGAGGATGACCAGCCGTACCCCGGCGGATGTTTTCGGCTCCTTGATGTAAGGGTTATCGCTGATGAAGTACACGCTCTTTGAAACGGAGATGAGGTTTTCCTCCATATCGATGTCACTGTACTGGAGCGCCAGAGCTTCGCCTTTCCGCAGACCTGTGTTCAGCAGGAAGTATGCCAGCCATGAGTACAGGCTCTCGTCCCAATGCTCCCGAATGACTTCGGCATACTGTTCGGCGGCCTCCTCGCGCTTCACCGGCTTCTTCCCGGTCGGCTTATACTTGATGGATGCGGGGTTTGTGGTGATCTCATTATTCATGACTGCGAGATCGAGCGTTTGCGAAATCATGCTCAAGTGGTTTTTTATTGTCTTCTGCGAATAGGTGGTGGCCATCTTGGAGAGGAACAGGGAGATGCTATACGGCGTGATGTCCCCGACAGGCATATCCCCGAAGTAATCGACACATCTTTTCAGCGCAGGCTTATAGCTTCGCAGGGTGTTATAGGCAAGCTCGTCCCATGACCGTTCCAATTCTTCCGCATACACTTTGAATGGCTTTGTCTTTCCGCGTTCCGCTTCTCCGGTATAGGCAGCTATCTTCTGCATGACCTCTTTTTCCGTCTTTGCACGGAATATTACTCGCTTCCCATTTAGGATCAGTTTCTTCTCATACAATCCGTCTGGGCGCTGGTACATCTTCTTCTTGGGGTCTTTTTTAGCGCCAGAACCGCACCAAGGGCAGTACAGCCAATCTTCCCGCAATTCCTTTTTGCACTTCTTACAGAGCATATTTGCTGCCACCCTTCAGCTTTTCGAGCTGCTTTTCTGCCTCGATAATATCCTTTACAATCTCTTCGTCAGTACTTCTCATTTCTGCTTCTGTTATGATGTTACTCTTCCTATACTTCACAAGCTTTTCACGCTGTACGTTCATATCGGCTATTTGCTTTTCTATCTTTTGAATTTCGCTTTCCTTTTGCGTTGTCGCCTTGATCTGGTTTCCTTGGCGCTGGCTTGCTACTGCCTTGATGGAGTGATTTTGATAAGCTGATCTGAGGGCGGAAAGTTCTTTTCCATACATGGTGCGTGCAGTACTGTTAATCATCCTTTGCACAGGGGGATACTTCTTCCCAAGTTCTGCGTAAAGCCTAAAGAATTCACATTTCTCCGATGCATCGTTTACTTTTTCGCTTATTTCATCAATTTTATGAATTAGATCGTCTTGGATGCTTATAAAACTTTCTACGCTGACAGAGCCATTTGCGAAGCCAACGGCGGCATCTTCAAGCGCAACAAGGAACTTGTCGCGCTCTATAACAATGGCTGCAAGCTCCTTTTTGCTTTCTTCGTATGCATTTTCAACGGTTTTGTCTATGCTTGCATAGTATTTATCATCC